GATGCCCTTGCTAAGCTCATGGATCTTGACCAGCTCGTCGTGATGAACGCTGTTAACGAAGATGCTGACGGTTATTATGACAGCAAGAAAGCCCTTTTGATTTACACCCCGAACAAGACCTTGGCGTCCAAGGAAGAGCCCTCCGCCGGTGTTATCATGGGCTACAAGGGCCACGGTGGGTATCCCACGGCAACACGCCGTATCCCCATGCCCATGAAGAACGATGCCCTCCGCGTGGAAACTGACTTCTTCCTCGATCCTGTTGTAACCGCCGCTGACTGTGGTTACTACGCCTATAACGTTGTAAGCTAGCCATGCTTGAAAGTACCCTCCTCTTAGAAATCGGTTCGGAAGCTCTTAGTGAGCTTTCGACCGATGAAAAAGAAGCTCTTCTCGCCCGTTACACGGATGATCAGGCATCCGTGGCGGGCCTGAAGGCTTTTGGGTTGTTAATGAAAAAGTTTCAGCCAAATTATAGAATGGGGAAAATGTACGAGGATTTGTCAGACAAGTACGAGGCTTACCGTCGAATATATAATCTTTATTGCCAAAACATTAACGCGGGTCGTACAGGTTCCGCAGGAACGGACGAGCTAAAGTATGACATCCAAAAAGACACTTTTACGCGCCACGTTATGAGCCCTACAAATGACTAGGCATACTAACAAGACTATAGAAATTTATGAAAATATCCGAGACTGGGAAGGTAATCTTTCCAGTTCTCTTGTAGACACCTACGATGTTTATCTTGAAGAAACTGCTACGAAGGAAGTTTTCTCTAACCCGTACGATGAAGGCTCGCATAGTGACGCTGTACAAAACTCATCGCGAGGCTTTTTCATGCTTTTTGTAAATCTCAATTTAGATGGAAAGATCATCTCCTACGATGGTACGACATATACAATAAAAGGTTGGGATCGTTTCGTTGATCGGAAAGGAAACTTTCATCATATCGAGGCCACGTACAAATGAGGGATATAGGATTTCTTGGCGCAGACCTTGAAAAGTTTTTCCAGCGCGGTCGTAAAGAGGCTGCGATGATCCTAGCAACAAAGGGTGCTGATGCCACGAAAAAGAAAGCTCCTCACGACACTGGTTTCTTGAAAACACAAACATGGGCTAGCGTTGACGGGCAAGTGGTGAAATCCCCAGATGTTATTTCTGCTACGAAAACGATAACACCCCGTTCTTTCACTGCCGAAGGAGTTTCTATCGTTTATACAGCTGGGCGTTCTGATAGAAATTATGCTAGAGGTGTTTTTGATTACGCGGCTTACTTAGGCATTTACAACCCCGGACATCAGAAAACGGGCGAACATCATTGGATACAACAAGTCCTTGATCCTAAAAATGGCATCGTAGGGTTAGCATTAGATGCAGGATTTGCTAAAGCAAAAATATAACAAGAAGCCATTAAAATGGATATACTGACAAAAGTTGCTACTTACATTTATACTGGACTTGAACTCACCCCCGGGACAGATTTTTTCCTGCATAATCTTCCAGACGGTGTTAACAAAGGCGTTGTCCTTCAATCTATAAGTCCAGTTGAAGGCTACTACGGATTTGCAAATGATCGTATGTCAGTATTTTTATTTTATCCTTCTTGGGCAACCGTAAAAACAAACATTGACATTCTCTACGATATTCTTCATCATGCGTATGGAACACTTGATGGAACGTGGTCATTACGGGACGATATTGTAACTGATAATTACGGCATTGACGATCTTGGGCGTTACATATCAGCCGTTAGCTTCACGGTCATTTATGCAAAAGAACAGACTTTAACTGATGTTGAAATAGCACAGATAAAGGCAACAACAAAAACATTATTAGAAGAGGAGTAAGAAAATGGCAGTTACAGATTATGCACTCGGCCCTTGTCAGATTGAATACGGTGGGGAAGACCTTGGGAAAACTAACGGTGGCGTTACGCTTACCGTTGAGGAAACCTTTGCACCGCTTAACACTGACCAGGATGGCGAAAGTCCCGTTGATGAAAGTATTACTGGGACTAATGTGACGATTGAAGGTTCCCTTGCGGAGATTACACTTGACAACTTTGCGTCCCTTTACAAAACAGATGTCGTTGGTTCCGCAGGTGGCCCGCAGAAAGTTGTTATTAAGCCTAACGTGGGCACTTCCTTGGTTGCAAACTCCGACGTTCTTATCGTCAAACCCTACGCGCAGGGCGTTGTCACCACTGACAAGAACAAGTGGATTACACTGCATAAAGCCGGCTTTAAGGCAACGGCCTCCCTCACGTTTAATGCCACCGATCAGCGGACGATTGCTTTCACCGCTACAGGCTATCCTGACGATGATGGAAATATCCTCACATTTGGTGATACTTCCGCAACTGCATTAGGCTAACGCATGGAAAACGTTATCTTTGGTCCTTGTACAATAACCCACGGTGCTACCACCATTGGATATACATCTGGTGGTGGTAGTTTTAGTATTCTCGAAGAGGAAAACGAGCTTGTGGGGAATACGTACGAGGTAGAACGCATCGCCTATGGGGTGGAGGGCACGATAAACAAGTTCCAGTTCGTCTCCAGCACCATAAAAGATTCTATGACATATGCCGATGCAGACGTGCTAACGTTCACAGGCCCGGATTTCGTTATTACCATCCATAATGCCAAACTGTATCACCCTAAGTCTATGTCCATCGGGACTATGTCCGTTACGCCATACACGTTACGCTTCACGGGCAGCCTGGACAGCGAAGGTAAACTCATAACAATAAGCGAGGTATGAAGATGAAGGTTGTTAATATTGATGAATTTTTGCAGGATAAGGCCATCAAGATCGTTCTCAAAGGAAAAGAGTTTGTGGTACACGATGTATCCGACGAGGTACGCAAGTTGATGGATGCTGAACAGCCGGACTACAAGGCCATCGTGAAGGCTATGCTCGGATGCACTGACGCTGATCTCGAAGGATACGGCATCGTTGCCTTTACAAACATCATCGCCGAAGTAACAAAAAACTTGTTCCCGGATGCTTCACTGAACGAAGCATCCACCGACTAGAACAAGCCGGAACTGTAGCCGCTGTCTTGGGGATGCCAGTGCTAGATGCTTTAGCACTACCCCAGGGGCGGCTACAGATTCTTTATAACGAGGCAGAACGGCAAAGGTGGCTTAACGCGGCGGTTATAGCTCGGGCTAATGGGGACAAAAGTTTCGTTAGAGATTATCAGAAAATCCTTAAAGTGCATGGTGATTATACAGAAGGCTTTCACGATAAAGAGCTTGATGCCCTCCGAGACAAGTTTCAAAGGAAATAAATATGAGCCAAGACTATAAAGTTGATTTACACTTAAATACCCGGCCAGCTAAAGCCGCTATAGACGCCCTTAATGCAAAGATTGCAAAGTTGCAAAAAGCCGCTTTAGGAGACCTTGGAACTGCCTCCGGAAAAAAGTCGATGGACCAGACTTCTAAAGCGGCTAATAAACTTTCTAATGAGCTTGCACAATTAAAGCGTGATATGAAAGCACTCGGCAAAATTCCTATCGCGGGGAATACCAGCCGACAGCTTAATCAAATAGACGCTTCTGCTTCTAGACTTAACGCTACATTATTAAAGCTCAGATTAAATGGCCAGATAAGTGAAAAAACTTATACGCGAATGGCTGATAGTTTACAGAAAACGTCAACACAGCTTAGGCGTGTTAAACAAGACGCCGATTTCGGATATTCATCACTCCGCAAGTTCTGGGAACGCTTTGGTAAAGTAGCCCTAGGCTTCTCCGTTATGTACACAGGCATACGCCTCGTGTCCGCTGGTTTCATGGAGTTTACACAGATCCTCACCGACGGTGTGAAACAGGCTGGTGAGATGGTGGCCCTTCAAGCGAAAATGGCCATGTGGGCCTCACTAGCCTCGGACGGTATGCTTTCCTACACCGACGCTTTCGAGCAAGCTCGTGGGCAAACTGAGGCCCTTGCAGATGCTTCTGTGATGGCCGTTGCGTCCCTCGATGAACTCAGCGCCGCTTACGATGAGCTCGGGCAAACTGCTGTTGGACTTCCAGAAGACATGATCCCGGGCTTCACATCCCTCGTCGATTTTACCATACTCATAGCTAAAACTACTGACTCATCAATGAAGCAGGTGCGGCAGGAGCTCCAGGCTCTCTTGTCCGGCCAGGTACGTACCACCAACGTTCTCATTCGGACGGCCAAGCATCTGGGAATGATCTCAGAAGAGGACATACAGAACCTCAAGGAGCAAAAGAACTCCTACGAAATAATCGTAAATCTTATTAAGCAGATAGATAGTGCTTGGGGTGAGGCGAAGCAAAAGCTCATCATGGCCGACGTCAACACCGGCATGAAGATGTGGTACGATACGCTTGTACGTATCGTTAGTAAGAGTGAAGAACTGGCGTCTAAAGAAACTGGTGTCCAGAGCATTTTTGGTACAACGGCCTATGAGCATTTCGACAGGCTACAGAAAAAACTGCAAGGACTCGGTACTGAATACACCGGGGCTATGCAAGCCCTCAACGCTGGCTTCGATACAACGCTTACGTTGGTGGAACAGCTTATAGATAAACTTATGCAAGGCGTTTCTACTCTTTGGGATATGCGTGATGCACTTACACCACTTTTATCTATAGCTGGTGCTGGTATAACGGGCAAGGCTATTGGGAGCCTTCTTGGTATGCCAGGTGTAGGAACTATCGTAGCATTAGTAGCAGCAGTTAATGAACTTATAAAATCGCTTACAGATCTTAATTTCATAGGTCTCGTTTTAACTAAAACCTTCGATGGCCTTGGTAAAATATGGGATCTTTTTAGTAATGTGACTAAAGGCCGTGTAGGCTTTGGAGGTAAGTTAACTGAAACCGGGATATATACGGCATCTTTCGAGGAACTGCAAAACGAAGCTCGTAAGACAGCCGCTAGGATACAGGAAATCAATGCTAGTATCGTTGACACCGGTACGGTCACACGTGCTCAAAAAGAAGAGTTGCAAACGCTTTCCACTTATCTACAGGAAGTGCAAAAACGGGCCTCGTTCCTTAAAGAACATATGGTAGAGGCCAAAGAAAGCCTTAAGGCATTCTTTAAGGAAACAAAAAGTGTTAGTGGTATGCTGGAAGAGCTTAAGTTCGATCCATTCAAAGCTCTCACGCAGGCCGCTAGTGAAGGTGACGTGGGCACTGTTAACATGCTTAAAAACCTCGCCAAACAGCAGATAGAGGTTAACAAGGCGATGCTTGTGAACCAGCTTAACACGGCCAAGCAGATGAAGCAGTCGCCGCAACAGCAAGCTCTTATAACAGCACTCACGGTCACAATAGCACAATATGACAAACAACTTAAAAGTGTAAACGATGCCGAGCAGAAGGCACTGGATGTGCGTAAGGCACAACTCCGGCCGATAACAGCCCTTCGCACAAAATATGAAGAGCTTACGGCAACGCTCAATGGTAGTCTTGGGGAATATAACAAACAGAAGACCATACAGGAAACGATTGCAGCCGTATCCAAAAACACTGGCGGAGTTGTTACCAAGGCTCAAAAGCAAGAGATAGCCTACCTTGTTGAAACGATAGCCAAGATGGAAGAGAAGATTAGCCGTCAGAAAGAATGGCTATCGCTGTACGATGCACAGGCAGCCGAGAACGCTGCTATAGATAAAGCACGTATAAGCTCTACAGCTGATCTCCAAAAGCAATTCTATCAAGACTTGTATAACGCTCAGACTACTGAAGAACAGCGGGCTAGAGATGCTCTTACGGAAAAGCTCAATACATATAGAAACACATTGCAGGCTATGGGCGTTGCGGAGGAGGATTTTAACACACTTAGAGATAAACTGTGGGCTGATTTTGATAAAAAATATAAAAAACAGCAGCAATCTTGGCTAAGTGCTGTTACGGACGGCTTAGACGAAGCTGCTAAAGACATAGGATATACATATGATAACATAAAGGATACTGTAAAAAGTGCTTTTTCAGGTATGACGGAAGCACTGACAGATTTTGTTGTTACAGGAAAATCGTCATTCTCGGATCTTGTTAATAGCATTATAAGCGATATTGTCCGCATGCAGATTGAGACTTCAGTAACTAAGCCCCTCTCAGAAGGCTTCTCCGGTCTCATGTCTAGTTGGTTTGGTATGACGTCTAACGCCAAGGGCGGCGTTTACAATAGCCCGTCTCTGCATAGCTATACCAACACTGTGCAAACAACGCCAAAGCTCTTCACGTTTGCACAGGGCGGCGTGTTCGCTGAGGCCGGACCGGAAGCCATCATGCCCCTTGAACGTAACGAGCAAGGTGAACTTGGCGTAAAGGCATCTGCGTCAAACGTTACGGTCAATGTAATCAACGAATCCGGGACGCCAATGCAAGTAACGCGCCAAGAGCAATCATTTGATCTCCAGGGTGAGATTATTACACTTTGGATAGATGGATTCCAGCGCAACAAAAGCAACCTGCGCACCATGTTAGGAGGCTAGTACAACATGGCTACATTTCCTATTACGCAAAAGCCTTCGTCGTTTTCTGAAACGCCTACGAAAAGTCAGATACGCAGTGAGTTTGAAAATGGTACAGTTATATCTAGGCCGCGTTATTCTCGCGGACGTTCTATGTTTACGCTAGGCTGGTCATTTTTACCTGAGGCCAGCTATCAAGAACTTGTAGGCTTCTTTTACACGAACCAGGGCTATACATTTTCATACGAGCATCCTATTACTGGAGATATGCTAACGGTGCGTTTTAGTGATGATAATGTAGGCGAATGGAAGTGGGCTAAGCCTGGCTATCGCTCAGGTTCCATAAACATAGAGGAGGCATAGGTATATGCTTTCTTTATCTAGCGCCGCGATCATAGAGAAGAATAAACTTTCTACAAACACAAACTGGATCATCCTACTTGAGATACAGCTCACAGATGGCCAGGTTATACGCGTCTGTAGAAACACAGAGAACGTACTGTGGGGCGGTGAAGAATGGGTAGCCTTCCCGTTTACCATTGACGATATATCTGAGCAGTCTGCTGGTGAAGAACCACAACTTACGGTAAGTGTAGGTAACCAGACCCGGGCAATCCAATCATATATAGAAGAAGGTAACGGCGGTGTGGGCGCTACCGTCACCATACGCGTTGTATTCCAAAAATACTATGGCCAGAATACGTACCTTGAGGATGTTGACGGAGCCCCTATTACTGATGTAGAAGATGATTATATATATCTGATACATACAGCAGAGCCTTCTGTTGAGCTGGAATATGAGTACGTGTGTACAGGCTGCACGGCCACGTCAGAGTGGGTTACGTTTACGCTAGGAGCATCAAACAACAACTTCCGTAGAGCGTTCCCTAGACACAAGGCCTACAAAAACATCTGCCGCTGGAAATTCAAGAGCCCTCAATGTGGCTACACAGGCACAGAGTTCGATACGTGCCCAAAGACGCTAGCTGCATGCCGCGAGCGGGGAAATAGCACACGTTACGGGGGCTTTCCATCCATTGGTACAGGAGCACTTTATGTTTGATCAACGTCTTATAGGAATACCGTTCGTTGATGGTGGAAGAACGTTTGAGGGGTGTGATTGTTGGGGGCTTGTACGTCTCGCGGCAAAAATCATATACAACGTAGACTTCCCGGACTACGTTATCACATGCTTCGATAGCATTGGTATAGATGGCTATTGCAAGCGGGATCTTATACGTCAGTGGAAGCCTATTAAAGGACCGGAAGAATGTGCCATAGCTATCATGGGCACGGACAAAAATGCCCCGGACCTCATGAACCACATAGGCCTCGTTATTGGCCGCAACAAAATGCTCCATACACTTAAAAAACAGCACTCTCACATAGAACGTATCGATCACCCTTTCTATAGAAAACGAATAAAAGGATACTGGCGGTATGTTGGATAAAAATACCATCACAGTCACTGTTATACGCAATCCATTTGATCCTCATGGCTCGCGGCTTATAAAAACCATACCATTCGAGGAAGGTAAAAGCGCGGCTTCCTATCTCACGTCATTCTATCCTCTCGTGAAACCTGATGTTGATATCGTAGCATCCCATAATGGCTTAATTGTTGAAGAACCACAGCACGTGCTGCCTAAAGCTGGCGATTCACTTGTTCTCTGTCCCGTGTTCCACGGTGGGGGTGGTGGCGATAGTAAAAATCCGCTTAAGACGATAGCGTCTCTTGCGGTTGTAGCTGTTGCTGCGTGGTCTGGGCAAGCATGGCTTAGTGCTTATGGGATGCAAATTATAGGGCCTTCTGGAGCTGTAACAGGTTACACAGCGGCATCTAAAGCCATAGCAGCTGGTATAACCATGGCGGTAGGGGCTATTGGCGGCCTGGTCGTAAATTCAATTTTCCCCAGCAACTTTAGCACAGCTAGTGCTAGCCTATCTGACACATCTACTACATATTCTTGGTCCAAGGATAGTAATCCTTATGAAGAAGGCACCACCGTTCCTGCCCTTTTTGGAAAAATGCGTGTAACACCTGCCTTAATCAGCTCTTACACCAAATCTGATGGTGATGAACAATACCTGTCTTTGCTTTATATGATAGCTGAAGGGCAGGTAGATAATATTACAGATATACAAGTAAACGACACCAACTATAACAACTACGACTCAGTATCTATAGAAA